AGCCTCACAATCTCAACAGGCTGATGCGACTAAAGCAGATTATACCAATCAGATGAATACAGCTATTGGTACGCTGAATACTGAACGAGCTAAATTGCCCGGGCAAACAACAACTTTGAATAATACGGCGTCTTTTCAGGGTATGAATAATGAACGGAATGCTCGAAATTCCTTAGCTCAACAGGGGTTATTGCAATCAGGGGAAAGTGGAACGCAACAACTCATGAACGATGTGGGTACAGCAAATAATATCAATGCTAATAATCTGCAAGGGCAACAGCTTGACACAAACTTTGGCAATCAAATTGCTTCATCCCAAACTGACTTAGCTTCAAAAGTTAAGGCCATTAATGATGCAATAGCCATAGCTCAGGCAAGCGGTGACGAAAATACTTTATCAGCCTTGACAAACGCTCAGAATCAAATAGCTTTATCGGCAGCAAATAATAACACGACTATGAATAATTTCCAATATCAAACTAGCAAGGATGCTGGGGCTAATAATCAATGGCAACAAACATTCGATCAACAGAAGGCGCAAGATGCAGCTAACAATGCCTTTAACGAGAGCCAATTAACTGGTTACTATGGTGGGGTACATTACGTTAATGGGGTTCCCCAAGCCGCCACTACATCAAATGACACGTATGGCTTACAGGCTGACGTTAACGCAAATCCAGGTGCACAACTATATGTGCCAGGGCAGACTCAAATGGGCGCAGGGGATGTGTTCTTAGGCGGTACAGCAGTATTGGGCAATGACAAACTAGGTGGCGCAACTCGTATAGCGGGGAATGATGCTCCGGCAACCTCAGACGCATACAAAAATTATATGAACGGAGTAAACGCGACATACAGTACAGGTAATACCTATGGACTTGCTAAAGATGTAGCATTGAACCCAGGGTCAAAGTTGTATGTTCCGGGAACGACAAAGTTAGCCACAGGTGATGTGTTCTTAGGCGGTAAAGCAGTATTGGGAGATAGCTTACTTAATGGCGCAACTCGTATAGCGGGGGTGGACGCAAGGGCAACCTCAGACGCATACAAAAACTACTTGGCAGGTAAAAGTTCTATGGCACAGAACCAACAAAATTCTAATAGCCCATCCGTGTTACCCTCTTCAATTTCTTCACAATATCCTGGTGCAACTAATGTGGTCAAGACAGGCAATGGCTACAAATTTACTTCTTCTACTGGTAGTCCTGTATATTATGCTGGACAGTAAAGGGAGCTGTAATAGGCTCTCTTATTTCATGCCATAGAAAGGATGGTGGGTATGGCGATATATGGTGTACAAGCAGATATTAATGCCAATCAAGGGAAAAATGTTTCCTTATACACTCCGGGAAAAACTCAGTTAACTCCCCAAGATGTATTTCTTGGAGGTACAGGTACAGGAGTTGCAGATTCAGCCTTGAATGGAGCCACAAGAGTGTTCGGAAATGATCGGCAGGGTACAGCACTAGCTTTAAATGAATACAACAATGATCTTTCCTCCCAAATTAGGGCTGCAAAAATTACCAGTGCAACACAAATTACTACACCAAGGGCAGATGCAAGTAGGGGCGTAGCTACTATGGCAAGGAAATCCATGGAGACCGGACAGGCACAAAATGCGATTGATAATCCAATAAAGGGTGCAGAATTTACGGGTAGGTTTAACAATGCTCCTACTCTGGCGCAAAAAACATTTGATCAGAATGTAGCGCAGGATATATTTAGCAACGGTTTAGCAAAGCAAGCTCAAGCAATTCAAAATGCTCAATTTAATGCAAAATTGGATTATAACAAATATAATGACGCAGCAGATAGAGCAGCAAGTGGAGGTAGTAGCGGAGGTGGTGGTGGACCAGTAAGCGGAAATGTAAACTCATGGCTACAACAGGCATTAAACGCAACGGGACAAGACGCTAGTGTATTGCCATATTTGGCAACGATTGTACAACATGAATCCTCTGGAAATCCTGGGGCGATTAATAACTGGGATAGCAATGCTAAGGCTGGACATCCGTCGAAGGGACTGATGCAAACGATTGATTCAACCTTTAATCAATATTCAATGGCTGGTCACAAAGACATATGGAATCCTGTAGATAATGCGATTGCAGCTATTAATTATGCTGTGTCGCGATACGGGAGCATTGGTAATGTACCTGGTATTAAATCCTTGGCAAATGGTGGGGGATATATAGGATATTAAGGAGATGATAAAATGGCTGTTTATGGTTTACAGAAAGATATAAACGCTAATCAGGGTAGAAACGTTATTCTCTACACTCCTGGAAAAACTCAGTTATCCCCCACTGATGTATTTCTGGGTGGAACCGCGACAGGTGTGAATGATAATCAACTCAATGGAGCAACAAGAGTGTACGGAAATACTGCCAAAGACACAGCGAACGCTTTAAGTGATTACAACAACGATCTTTTTTCTCAAACTAAATCTGCAATAGCTCAAAATGCTGCGCCAAGAGCAGATGCAAGTAGAGGGGCTCCCACTTTAGCTAGACAAGCGCAAGAGATTGCACAAGCACAAGGCAAGATTTCTAATGATATGAACGCTGCGCAATTAACAGGGAGTTACAACAATGCACCTACTTTAGCACAAAAAACGTTTAATCAGAATGTAGCGCAGGATACATTTAGCAATGATCTAGCCAGACAAGCTCAGTCTATTCAAAGTGCTCAAAATAAGGCTACTTTCGATTATAACAAATATAATGACGCAGCAAATAGAGCAGCAAATATTCAGAAGGCTTCAGCTCCAACAGCAGCAGAAACAAAGGCAGCTAATACAGTTGATGCTTATGGGGATGTTGATGATGCTATCTCTCAAGGCACGCCTTGGGAAACGATAAGGCAAAAGATAATGGATAATGCTTCGGGGTATGCGCAAGCAGGGCTTAGTTTTACAACTATCTTGGATTATGCTGAGGCTAAATATGGAGCGGCCCAGGAAAGTTATACCGCTTCTATGCCTACCCTTGCGGAAAGCCAGGCAAACTCATTAACAAATAGTGTTTTCAAAGATAGGGGTTCATATAGTGGAAATACATCAAGTATAGGTGGATGGCTTAATAATCATTAGGGGAGGGATTCGGATGTTTGATTTATCTGGACAAAGTGAAGTAAGGAAAAAGGAGAAACAGATCTTTAGTCCTTTCCCTGAGTTTTTGCCGTCTCTAGGTGTTGGACCACGTATTGACTTATTACCGAGATTAAGGGCACAGCAACAACAGCAACAGCAACAACCTGTTCCACAACCTTCACAACCTTTGCCAATAGCACCATCATCCTCAACATGGGATAAAATCAAGGCACTTGACATTAAGGGTTTAGGGAATGAATTAATAAAAGTAGGTCTACCTCACGGACTATCACAAAGGGGTACAGTTAAAGAAGAAAAGTATATGGCTAATGCGTTTGCAAATAAACCAGGACCGCTACAGTCATACTATCAGGGTCAACTAGCTAACCAACAAAAAGACCAAGAATATCTAAAGGCCAATCCTGTTAATTCTCTCCCTGCTATGATTGGGGAACAATTAACTCAAATACCTCTATGGATGGCAGGGGAAGCAGGAGTTAACGCAATAGGAAAAGGTATAAGTAAACTCGCTCCTTCCTTCCTTCCTTTGGCTGAAAAAGTAGGTTCTAAGCTTCCTGGCATTGTCAAGGGAGGACTGATGGACGCTGCGACATATGGGGCTGTGGTTGCTCCAACAGAAACTACGGCACAAGGTGATGGGTTGCAAGGTTTATTAAATAGAGAAAAGCAGTTACCCGGTGTGTTCTTGGGTGGAACATTGGCTAGGGGTGCATTTAAAGGCATAGGTAAGGGTATAGAGGGAGCCAAGGGAGTGTTTAACCCTAGAGATGTACCATTGCCAACTGTGGCGAATGAGACAATACCAGTTCCTATTGGAGAGAGTAGGATTACTCCTGCTATTACACCTAATGAAGTGACTGCGCTTCCCGAACCGCAGAGTAAAATAATCATTGGTAAAGCAAAGGACCCATTTAGCTTTAAAAATGCTTGGGATAAATTCTATACTAGCGTAGTAAATACCCAACAGCCTATTGTTAACGCCGCTAAAGTTGCTGGTTCCGATATGGGTAAACTGGCAAGTAATACGAAGAATGTAAGCGGTATTGTTGACCACAACTTTTTAACTGCAATGGTGGATAAGAATGGCAACAAGGTAGGGGAGTCGCTGCAAAAGACTGTAGAAGCTATTCCTAAAGGACAGGAAGAGGAATTTTGGACGTATATGAGTCAAAGACATAATATTGACCGTGCTAGGGAAGGGAAGTCCGTTCAAGCCAACTACACACCTGAAATGTCAACAGATGCAGTTAAGATTGCGGAACAAACACATCCTGAGTACAAGGCTATTGGGGATGGTGTTGTAAATTGGATTGATAAATTTATGAACACATGGGGCGTGGATACAGGGATTGTCAATAAGGATATTTATGCAGGATTGCGAGATACCTATAAAAGTTATTTCCCAACTCAAAGGGATTTCAGCACGTTAGAGAAGTCTATCCCTGAGGGGTTAACTTCAAAGTTCGCAGACCAAAGAACTCCGATTAGAAAGGCAACAGGCTCAAGCAGAGACATCATTAACCCTACTGAAAACATTATGAACTTGGTTAATCGAACGATCAGGACAGCTAAGTATAATGAAGTCGGTCAGAGTCTTTTGAAGTCAGTTCGTTCTAATCCAGAAAAACTTAAACCGTTTGCAGAAGCAATACCCACTAAGGATGGAATGTTTAGCAATCTTGATAATGTCGTTACGGTACTGGAAAATGGCAACCCAACTTATTTGAAGATTAACGATAAGGCATTGCTTGATTCGATGAATGGATTACCAAAGTCAATTGGAGAACTTCCCTTTAAGTTAGGAAAACCAATCCAATTGTTTAAAGACTTAATTACTCAAAAGAATCCTATCTTCGCATTAAGGAATATTTCACGTGATATTCCAACCGCTTATGCATACGGTAGTGAACCTAACCCTATAAAGTTTACGAAAGGTCTACTTGGTGCAGGAAAGGACATATTAACCAATGGACCACGCTTACAGAAGTATCAAGCAGTCGGAGGCGGTGGGGCTAATTTCTTTTCAAGCGGTGACGTAACAAAGTCTGCTGCCGAATTGACCAATATTGGTAAGAGAGACGCTTTTGTGAGTAAGATATCAAGTATGGTTGGAGACAGCAGACCTGGCAAAGTGGTATCAGGTACAGCCGATGCGGTACTTCACCCAATAAAATCAATTGAGAAGTTCAATAATCTAACCGAGGCCGCGCCAAGGCTCGCAGAGTTTAACCGTGTACTAAATAAGACTGGCGACGTCACAAAGGCGTTATATGCGTCTAATGACGTGACGGTTAACTTTTCTAGAGGTGGGAACATCACAAAGAATATTGACAAGGCTGTTCCATATCTTAATGCCGGTGTTCAAGGGTTAGATAAGTTTTTCAGAGGATTCAAAGATCCTAAAACTGCACTTGCAACAATCGTCAAGTCAGGCGTTGCTATTACTGTACCTGATCTTGCACTTTACATGGTCAATAAAGATAACCCGAATTATCAAGCAGAGGATAATCGTACTAAAGATACCTATTATCTAATTCCAAAAAGTGATGGCACATTTATTAAAATTCCAAAAGCAAGGGAACTGGGTGTGTTGTTTGGATCTCTATTTGAAAGAGGATTAAGGGCAGCAGAGGGGCAGAAGGATTCCTTTAAGGGGCTTGGAAATGCAATGGCGACAAGTTTTGCTCCTGCAAATCCGTTAGAAAACAATATTTTTTCTCCAATCCAAAATCTAAAGTCAAATAAAGATTTTGCAGGGCGCGCAATAGTTCCCCAAGGAATGCTTATGGACAAACGATCTCCATATTTGCAGTACGATGATAAAACTACTTCGATAGCTAAGGCCGTTGGGGAGTTGAGCGGACTATCTCCTAAACAACTTGATTATCTCGTTAAATCATATACGGGAGTAATTGGGCAACTTGGTATACCCCTTGCCGTCCCTGGCGGGAGTCCATTGAAGGCATTAAAGACTCAATTCATTTCAGACCCTACTTTTAACAATCAAGTCACAACAGACTTCTATGACAAACTTGATAAGTTATCGGCGGCAGCAGTTGATAAAAACATTCTTGATAAAATCCCAAGTGAAGATCTCACGGACGAAGAGAACATGAGGAATTCTATGAATGGTGTTAGCACAGCCTTGAGCAGGGGGAATAAGTTGATAAGCAAAATTCAGTCGAGTAATGACATAAGTAAAGATGCCCAAATTAAGGCGATCAAGACTCAAATGCTAGACCTAACCAGTAAGGCTGTTTCAGCCGACAGTCCTAGCTCAATGCAATCCGTAGAGGACGATTCTAAGGGTATGTTTGGGGGGAAGAAAGCGGTTACCACTTCTCCACTTTCAAATAGTACCGGTGGCACATCTACTGATACCACTTCTCCATTCTCTTCAAAGAAAGCAACTAGGAGTAAGGACTCTCCATTCTCTTAAAATAAACAAAACCCTGCGATCATTAAATCGCAGGGTTTAAATTACTTGCATCCATATTACTAATAGGCTAGCGGCAATATTTTCCTCAATAGTTTTTCGAACACCTTATACTCCAATATTACTAAGGAAACTACACCAGATATTATCAATAAACTATGAACCATCGATATCAGAAGAGATACCCCTCTAAGCGGAATATCGGCATTTGTAATGCCAATAAGGACAAAAAACATAATTGTCAAAAATGCTATAACACCAATAATTATCTCATTTGTGCTTCTCCAAAAACTCGCAGACATAATAGCCTTATCTATAGCTTTTCCCTCTTCTGAATAAATTGTCTTAAATGTCAGCATTGGCAACGGATCTCCCTCTTTCCAGTCAACCATTTCCCCCACTCTCCTTTTACCCCTATCATCCGTCCTCTTATCCCTTATGTATTAATTGCAGACATTTCTATTCTTCTATTTTTGAAACAAAAAAATAGATTAATCCGTATGAGACCGCTACTAACAACGCATACGTTAAAATGACAGCTGTATAAACAGTCAAGAATATCCCTGATTGGAACCAAGAACTAACCATCCAAAAAATCTCGGCAAAACCTGGCATTGCAAGCGTAATAGCGGCAACTATAAAGCCACTCTGGCTTAAGGCTATAAGTACAGTCCACAAATGAATCCCTACGCCAATAAGAGCAATGGCGTAATACCCTATTATGGACAGACTTACACCTCCCCCAATCGCTAACCTTTTTAAACCAATCATTCCCTCATTCTCCTTTCTTACTGAGTCGGCGGCCTACACACCTTGCAAGGCACATAGCCCGAGTCCTTGGCTTCAGCCACATCCGAAAACCATACCTCGTTAGCTTCCTTGATTTTCTTTGCCGAAGCACAACTTGGATAGTGATATATGCTTGAATTTGCGCTTCCAACATATGTGTGCGTCGATGTTGTTGTAGGCGCCGAGGTTGGGCTAGTGACGGTTCCGCATCCAAACATCATTAGGAATAGGATTACAGCAATCCCAATTAAGGATCTCTTTTTTATCATCCTCTAATCCTCCTAAAATTTTATTAACATTATACATCTTTTGACTGCCTTTGTGCAGTTATTTTTTATGTTTTTTCAACTAATTGAAGAGAGGCGTAATCTGTGGTAGAATATCCAAACTAGGAGAATAGACATCAATAAGTCCTGCAGGACTGCTGATGCGACAACCGCTGCCCAAGCGTTCTCCTAGTATTACGGGTATTACCCATTGGGCAGGGTGCAAATGCACCTAAAAAGGCAATCGAGAAATCGGTTGTCCTTTCTTATGACCAAATTTAGAAAGAGGGTGCTTCATATTTTGGATCAAGATACAGCGGTAGCGGTTCTCGTTGAACAAGTTACTTCCCTAAGAGGGAGGTTGGAAGCTTTGGAGAAAGATGTTCAGACAAAGTTTGATCGAATCGAACTGAAATTAGATGAAGCGATTAAGGGAAGGCCAACATGGGCTATGGTGTTTTTGCTAACAGGATTAATGACAGTTTGTTCAGGGATGGTAGTGTTCATTTTAACGAAGTAGGAGGATTTATATGTCAAAAGTAGTTTTAGACCCAGGACACCAAAAAGGAGCAGACTCGGGAGCATCCGGCAACAATCTCCATGAAGAAGATATAACCCTAGCGATCTGTCTTCAACTCAAACCCCTACTACAATACAATGGCATCGAAACAATTCTCACTAGAGAAGGCAACTATGCCAACGGTCCACACTCTACCCTAGATGAATCACTTCAAACGCGCGTTGCAATCGCTAACAACTTCAATGCAGACCTCTTCGTGTCAGTCCATGTAAATGCAGGAGGTGGCACAGGCACAGAGGTCCTTATAGCTGGTACTGGCGGCAAGGCAGAGACGGCGGCCAATAAGATGCTTTACTATCTCAACCAAGTGGGAGGGTGGGCGAACCGTGGCGTAAAGACTCAGAATGTTTATGTACTCAGGAGAACTAATGCCCCGGCAATCCTCACTGAAAATGGTTTCATCGACTCTGTTAGTGACTCAACTAAACTCAAGAACCCTACATTCATTCGTGCCTTAGCTGTAGCCCATGCTAAGGGTATTTGTGATTATTTTGGTATCACTTATAAGGAAGGAGTGATTATCATGTCAGAACCAATTAAACCGGTAAAGGGTCCTATCGCGTCAGACGACATATACTTGAGTGCGCGCGTTAGGGAAAGCCTAGTAGCCCAAGCCATAAAGGACATTAATAAACTTGGCTTTGCTGCCAAAAGAATGGACTTAGCTTAAATTAAGAAAGAAAGGAGGAAAATTCTAATGCAAAATCGATTTAAGAGCTGGCCGTTGTGGTTGGCAATAGTTGCTCTCGCCACATACACATCACAAACGTATTTTGGTTACACAATCCCCGGAGTAGATCGTCTGTTAGTGTTAATTCTTCCTGTTGTTGTGTTGCTCGGAATTATAAATAATCCTTCTGATTCTGAAAAGTTTTGAGTTAATCGGAAATTCCGAACAAGTGATTAACCCGTGGCGCCTTGTCACGCTTTAGCTCTCATCGAAAGGTGGGGGCTTTTTTTGTTTGTGGAGGACAATCCTGGAAGGAATTCGACAAAACGCAGAGAATGTAGTATAAAAATAAATAGTATAGGGAGGAATAACATTGGAAGATAATAAAAATGACTATTATGTCAATGTTTTTAACATCGAACTTAACCAATATGATTTTCACATTAAACTTGGCAGGAAAAAACTTAGAGATACGGATCACCAAGAAGAAGATATTGATTTAACATTAACAGCTTCTCCATTGTTTATAAAGGAATTCGCAACAAAAATGCTTCTGGCGGTAGAATTTTATGAAAAATCCTATATGCCTATTCCATTTAAGGAAATAGCACAAGTAGAACCGAAAGAACAGAAAGATGAGTGACTATAGACTATTTACCACAGTTGATCCTCTAAAAAATAAGGTATATCTTGAACGGAAGACTTGGGAAAATCATATTATAGATGGAGAAACCGGTCATCCAGAGTTTAAGGGAAGAGTTGATGCCATAAAATCTACCATCAATGATCCTAATCTTATTCTTTCGAGTAGTATTAAGCAGGGAAGTCTGGTATATTTTAAATTAGGAGCACATAGAAATTACCCAAATCTTTATGTCAAAGTTCCGGTTGACTATTCCAAGGGTAAAGAGGGAAGAATACAAACGGCAATGCTGCAAAGTGATCTTCAAGGAGCCTCATTAGCCCAGGAAGGAGATATAAAGTATGTTAAGCTTAATTGATGCAAGAACTAAATATGATAAAGAAAGTGATGTGCTTTATATTTCATTGGGCAAGGCTCGTCCTGCATATGTTAAGGAAGATAATGAATTACCATGCTTAAATATTCGTTACGACATAGAAACGGGTGAAATAGTAGGGGCTACTGTCGTAGATTATTCCTTTGTAAATAAAAATATGTTACGGCAAAAACTCCCGTTTAATGTGGATTTGCCTAATTAGTTAGGTAAATTAGGACACTAAGACCCCGGCAATGCCAGGGTCTTTTTTATTTAATTTATAGAAATAAATGAAAGCCCTCGGTTGTGCCGGGGGCTTTTTGGGTTTGCAGAACTATTTAACTATCTTACTCAATGCAGCTTCGTATTCTGCTGCCTGGCTGGGAGTTAACTCTTTCTCTATTCGTACCAATACATTTCCCTTTAGGTAGATGTATTGTAGAAACATAGGCGAAGAGCTTGAAATCCTCTCAACATAATCCTTCCTGGTCTTTGCATCTGTAGGATTAGCGAAAACCTCCACTGTCCCGCCAACTTTGCTGTCAGTAACTCTTGTATCCTCAAAGCTGGTCTTGCTAGTGTATTGATTTGGTCGTCCTAGTAATTTGTTTGTGTCGGTTTCCTCTGTTAAAACGACTATGTTTGCCATCGGAAGCCCGTTTGCCTTCAAGCCATTGCTTATACCTTCCGCAGTAAGGGCTGGTTGCACTGTCATGGCAGGGGCAGGGGCAGGAGCAGGGGCAGGAGTAGGAGCAACCACAGCAGGAGATCCGCAACCTACCAATGTAAGGATAATAATAAGGGATAGCAATAAATACAGTATCTTCTTCATTCTCTCAAACCTCTTTCTTAATTTTAAGTTGTTAGTGCTTTCACCTTAACGGCCGCCTCTTGAGACATTCCCTCGTTATATCTGTCTACGCGCTTCATGATTAAAAATAATTCAATAAAAGCTACAATGGCAGGAATAAACGTCCAGAAAAAAACAGTGTATAAAATCCCTAACCCAACCTTGCCCATGTAGTAATGATGTGCTCCGATCCCGCCTAAGAATAAGGTAAGCAAGAGGGCGGTCGTTCTGTTTTTCCTCACTTTGGTTATTTCTGATTGGAACATCATGCGTTGCGAGTCGGTCATGTCCCTTTGCAGCATTAGATCATCCATGCTAATCTCCCTTTCTTAATTTTATTTATGAAAACCCTTTAGGCATTCAACGCGTTATGGGGTTTTTCCTGCTATGCAATAATAATAATTATTCTACACATGCCCGTTTGGGTAACATTTAGGTAACATAAAGGTAACGTAATCAGAATAAAGGGGATGAAACAGACTAAATATGTTACAATGCTAAAAAGGGGAAACCTTACTGTATGCGTCTTGTAGCACAGGAGATAAGATATTATAGCTAGAAAAGGGGTGTGTGTGATATATTGGGTATACCTTGCATTAAAAATACACACCAGCCATTGGCGGGGGTTCCAGGGTTTCTAAACCTTTAATTTTGACCAAAGGTAACGAAAAGGTAACATAATCTGATAAAAAAATTCATACCCTTTGGGGGTATACTTCATTTAGAGGCTTTTCATGAGTTCGCTGAACTTTTTGGAGGCTTCTTTTTTCATTGTCTTTGTGGTATGCCTATACACCCTAATTATAGTCTTTGCATCTTCGTGCCCTAGACGTTCCATGATCTCAGGAAGGCTCACTCCGGCCTCAGCAAGAAGCGATGTGTGGGTGTGCCGCAATGAATGGGGGGTTAGGTCTGTATTTAGCCCAGCCTTCTTTAAAAGGCTACGCATATGCCTCTCAATGCTATTAATGTGTTCTGGATACCCGTGGAGGTTAACTGTTCTAGCAAATATAAAATCCTTGTCGTGATAGGTCGATCTATTTTTCATGAGAACGATATTTTGATTAGCTTTATGCCTTTTTAATTCTTCCAAAACAACCTCATCAATAGATATTTTTCGTTTCGATGCCTTCGTTTTTGGTGGTAATAATTCGTAAGCTATCGTTTTGTTGGTTGGATTGTAGTAAGTTTTTGTGATATTGACGCTGCCTTCGACGAAATCAATGTCTTTCCATTTCAGAGCGCACAACTCTCCAACCCTCATACCCGTGTATGACAAGAATAGGAATGTAAGATAATCTTTACCTAACCCTCTATCCTTGGCTGTTTTTAGGAAAATTGATAGTTCGTCTTTTTCAAGATACTTTAATATTTCGTCCTCTTCCTCTAATTCTTCAATAGTCTTAACCCTTTTTGGCACAATTGCATACTGGGTTGGATCTTTCCTTATAAGTTCTAATTCTATTGCTTTCTTAAATATCATCCGTCCCGTTGTATGTGCGCCTATGATAGAGCTTTCTGAAAATCCCTTTTCCTTTAAACTAATTAAGGCATCTTGATATTGCTTTCGTGTGACATCCTTTATTTTCACCTTCGCAAAGAATTTCATTATCCTAGCAATCTCAATCTCCCTAACCCGGATCGTACTCTTCTTCTTAGCCTTGCCAGTGTTTTTATAATAAGTAAGCCATTCCTCGGAGAACTTTTCAAAGGTTATGTCTGACTCCTGGATAAAGGTCCCTTGATCGAGTTCCTGTATCACGATAGCGGCGGCCAAGGTAACATCTTTTTTTGTCTTAAACCCGCCTTTCTTTTGTTGCTTGCGCCCCCCTGTCTTGGGGTCAATGCCGATATCAAGAATATAGGACCATGTAGCTCCGCATGTACACTTTTTAGCATCTTTGGGACATTTGCAATTAGGTTTATAAAAATGACCCTCCATAATAAATAACCCCCTCTCATTACCTCTTCCCAAAATTTACGTATATCATATTTCCGTCACGCCCCCTCTTGCCCCTCGCTGGCGGCGCACTCCTCAAGTTTGGCCTCGATTCTACCTAGCATTTTTATTTGCTCTTCGTATGGCAGTTGTCTCCAAAGTTTAATTAAGCGGTCATCTCTCCTTGTCCCGACTGTACTGTGCCTTTCGGGGCTAGTTCTGTTTAGCTCGACCCCTAAAAGCCATGTAATATCAACATTAAGCGCTTCCGCAAAGTTATTTAGCTTGGTTGTTGTAACATCTTCTATTTTCCCTGATTCGTATTTGGATATACTTCCCTCAGATAAGTTAACTATTTTTCCTAATTGCTTTTGGGTCAAGTCAAGATTTTTTCTCCTCGACTTTATCCTATTACCTATCATTACATAATTCAGCACAACCATTTCACCTGCCCCATTTCTTAGTAATATATCACTGACATAATATATCAAATTTTCGTCTAAGGCAATATTTTTGTGTAATATTATAAAATTATTTCGTTTGGCTATTGATTTTAAAGCATTTGGATGCTATCCTTACATTATAAACTTTCGTTTAAGGAAAGTATGGGAGGAGGGGTAACTCAATGATTTATAACAAGAAAGAGTTTGAGAAAAAATTAATAGACAAAGACCTCAATCGTAAAAAACTAGCTGCGATACTCGGGATAAGCGCGAACACATTACATTCAAAGATTGAAAATGAAGGGTCGGAGTTTAAGATTTCACATGCTCAAGAGATTGCCGTTGTCCTAGATATGACGACTGCTGAATTCTTATTAATTTTTTTTGATAAGAAACTTTCTCCAAACGAAAGTTTAACGAAAGCGGGGTAAAAAGTAATGTCAATGAACGATCTCCCCGAAATACTCACAGCGCAGCACATTTCGGATTACTTGGGTATTTCTCGGGGGAAAATCTACACGCTATTTCAAATTAACCCAGCCTCTGGTGGCATACCGAACTTCGCCATTGGCACATCCAGGCGCGTGGAGAAGAAAGACTTCGTGGCGTGGATTGAAGCGCGGAAGGGGGAGAAGGCTGATAGTCTCGCAGGATGCTTGTGAAAAAGTTGGCTAGCTATGAAAGGGGAATCAGAAAGTGGTATTTGACTGGAAAAGGCCATTGTTCAAAATTAATCCACAAGAAGCGGGTCAGTATCTGGACTCTATTGCTCAGAGGGATGGTGGAATCAAGCCAAACGTCATAGTTGAGGAAGCGCGTGGGCCAGAGGCATTATTGCACTCATGCTTTGTGTGGGACGACATAGAGGCAGCGCAAAAATACCGAGTGGACCAAGCTAGGTCAATAATCAGAAATCTTGTAGTCGTTTATGCTTCCGAAGATAATCGGAACGAGCCATCAAGAACAAGGGCGTTCGTTCACGTTGTTACGCAAGTCGACGGCGAGGACAAAGATTCTCGGTACCTGGATATTAAAACGGTTTTAAATGATACGCAAATGCGTTCTGACCTATTAGAACAAGCCAAGCGAGAACTTATATCGTTCAAAACTAAGTACGAAGGATTTATGGAGCTGGCTGAAATCATGGGCGTGATTGGTAAGTTGTTTGTGGCTTAGGCCACAACATGGTATGGCAGGCGTGGTCTGGCACGGCATGGCATTGCGAGGCGAGGTTTGGTAAGGCAAGGTATGGCAGGGTATGGCAGGCAGGGCGAGGCGAGGTATGGCGGGGCGAGGTATGGCCAGGCGGGGCAGGGCAGGCATGGCAAGGTCCGGCATGGTGGGGCGCGGCAGGGCGCGGCGCGGCGAGGTCGGGTGTGGCAAGGCAGGCGAGGCGAGGTCAGGCGTGGCACGGTGTGGCGTGGTCGGGCATGGTTTGGTGTGGCAGGCATGGAGCCTAAAAAAAATTAAAAGGAGATTGTGAAAAATGGCGGCAAAAGCAAAGGAAAAAGTAACGGATGGCACAATGCAAATCTCAGTCCCAAAGATCAAAATTGAGCAATTCCAATTAACTATAGTAGGGGACAGTCCTCTTATTTGTCACAAATGGTCTGAAAAGGCGAAGAAGGCAATGTTAGATGTTCACATGAAGAAGGCTAAAACTGCAAAAGAAGCCAAAAACCCAGTAGAAGATTTCATTAGTAGTTTGTATTGGTTAACAGATAGTCCTACCAAATACACCATAGAAGCTTTTGAAAAATCCTTGAAGAATGGTGCAAAATTCGGTTTTCCGGCTACGGCGTTTAAGTCAGCCGCGGTATCCGCTGGATACAGAGCAAAGATAACTAAGGACAAGGTTTCTTCATATGGGGCGTTCCACATTATGGGAGAGTACGTTGAGATTGAAGGAGTCCCTGAAATGCGTGAGGATATGGTGAAACTAAACGGAATGAGCCCAGATATACGTTATCGCGGTGAATTTAAGAACTGGAAAGCAACGTTTGTTATTAGTTTTAATACAAGTCTTTTTAGTATCGAGCAAATTGTAAACTTGTTTAACCTCGGGGGATTCGCTTGTGGAGTAGGCGAGTGGAGAATCGAGAAGGGTGGAGTTTACGGGATGTTTCATGTGGAATAAGGGGGCGCTTAGTCGAATGAATGAGAGTCAATCAATAGCAAAGGCCAAACAAATTAAGGAACAAACTGGTGGAGTAATCTTCTCCTTCCCGATTGAAGAGAGCAATCCTTTTTCGCCTTATGCCATCGTTATGTGTGTTGAGGATCAATACTTCGCTTATCCCGATACTACCGATATATCAATGGCGGCCGCAGGGATACTTACTCTCTTGGAAGAGATGAAGAAGAGCGGGATGGACGCGGATTACAAAAGAAACGTTCGCCTGATTTCTTACCAAACTCAGATGGACGCACGACAACTAAGGGGGGAGATTGTCAGCGCCAGGAAAAGTCATTTGTATTTAGTTAAAGAACCAATAAGGGGGGCGGTTTGATGAGTAAATC